AATTTAGCGTAATACCACCGCTGTTAGTTGTATCAGTATTTGTTTGTCCTCTTTGCGCCGCAAGAAAAGTATTATTTACATCAATAAGACAAGTGTTTGAATCGAATGCTTGAACATCAGAGCCTATTGCCAAACCTAAAGATGCTCTTGCTGTAGAACCAGATTCAGCTACAAAGTTAGAGCCATCTCCTACAATAAAGTTACCATTAGTTACTGCCAAGCCAGCTACATCTTGTAATTGTTGGTCTAATCTAGCATTGGCTAATGTGCCTGAACCAATGTTACTTGCATCAGTTGTATCTGTTGTTGCAGAGGCAGCTAAACCAAGGTCCGACCTTACCTCTGATGCAGACCTACTTTCAAGACCATTAGCTGTAAAACGTGCAAACTCATCATCAGCTACAGAAGAACTGTCAATTTTTACAGCGTTAGTATCTGATATACCAAAGGTAAGTGTTGCTTGTGCGCCAATATCAGATAACACTTCTGATGCAGAACGCCCCTCTATTGTTGTACCATCTACACGTAAGAAGTCATTATCTGCAACACCCGTACCAAACGTAGCTACATTACCACTAGATATACCGCTAGATGGTACATCAGATGTAAGTGCTACTGTACCAGCAGAACTAGGAAGCGTTACAGTAACATCTGCTGTAGATGCAGGGCCAATTAGCGTAACTTTGTTTGTGCCGTTATCGCTATCCTCAAAAAACTCTAAGAAGCCAGCACTTGTTGCACCATTTTTTAACTGTGCGCCAGCATTTACAATAGGAGTAGTAAGTGTTTTATTTGTAAGTGTATCTGTTGTTGCACGACCAACTAATGTGTCTGCTGTAGCGGGGAGAGTAAGCGTAATATTTCCGCTAAAATCAGCGTGGGCTGGTGCTTGTAGTTGAGCGTAGTGTGCGTTACTAGCTTCACAATAAAATCTAACATATGATTGTGCGCCAGAATTTTTAATTGATATAGCACCTGATTGCATATCAATACCATTAGTACCATCAATGCGAACAACACCTGTGCCATTAGGAGTTAACGTAATATTGCCATTACTTATAGATACAATATCCTCTCCGTTAACATCGAGTGGCCCACCCAATTGCGGAGTGCTATCGTCAACCACGTCTGATATCGCACCTGATGTAGCTAAACCAGATACAATCGCACTTCTTGTAATCTTTTTAAGACCACCACCTGATGTATCAACAGCAAGAAATACATCGTCATTAGCAACTGTAGATATTTCAGATAAACTTGTTACAGAAACAGGATTAAAGTTTGTGCCATCAGCAATAAGAAGATGACCTGCAGTATTTGTACCCATTGTCAGGTCATCACCTGATATGGTCAAGTCTCCCGCAATTGTAGCATCTGCACCTGAAAATGTCAAGGCTGTTGTTGTACCTGATTTTACTACAAGGTTGCCAGATGAGTTAGTTAAAGAACCGTAAGTTGTTCCATCATCTTTTAAGAATACATCGCCACCACCTGCATCCAGATTAATATCAGCAGTTGCATCCAGAGTAATATCCGCACCAGAGTCTATCTCTGCAATTACAGGTGTTGTAAGTGTTTTATTAGTAAGTGTTTTAGAAGTTTGTGAAAGGTAGGTATCAAACGTGTCAACAGTTGTCTGACGCATTGTACCACTATCATTAGTAACAATACCATCACCACCTGCTACAGCAGTTGTGCCAGCAGATGTATCACCATCAATAATGTTTAATTCTGTTGTGGTAACAGTAGCACCATCTAGTATTTCTAGTTCTGCTTCTGATATACCAGCACTACCTATTGTAAGTGTGCCTGATATATCTACGTTACCATTTATATCTATTGTTGTTGCAGCAATTTGTACTTCTGTATCTGCTACAATATCTAGCTGTCCATCAGTGCTAGAGTTTATAAATATTGCTGTATCACGAAACTGTACTTTTTCTGTGGTTGCTAATAGTATGTCATCACTAAACTCAAAGTAATCTTCATCCTCTTTCCAAGTAAGCACACCATCATTAGTATTCGCATCAAAGGTTATAGCTATATCAACATCACCACCCGTACCAAATGTAAGAGTGTTTGAAGCTAATGCAGATATAGGTCCACCTTCTCCTGCCGTGCCATCATGCGTATGGCCTGTACCAGAGGCAGCAAAAGCTACAAGTTGGTCAAACTCATCATTAGTGTGGGCGGCTGTGATGGTATCGCCATCAGCATATGTGGATTGCCGTGTATATGTTGCACCCATTACCTTCTCGCTCCTAATTGATATTCTAGTTGAAATCCTTTTAATGAATAAGGACCAGTTTCAGTTGCCCCATCTTCAACACGAAGTGCTACAGCAAAACCTGAACCTTCTACAGACTTACGAACAATCGGCTGTGAAGGTCCACCGTAACTAGATGTTCCGTATTTAGAAGAGCCATAAATACCAGCTACATTTAAACTATCTAGTGGATAAGCTGCGGGTCTAATAGATTGTGCAGACTCGTAGTCGTATCTTACAAACATGTCTGCATCAATAGTTGATTCAGGTGCATAGTTAATATTTACACGTTGCATATATTTTCTAATGCCGGGGTCTCCAAACGTCAAGTCAGGACTTCTATACTTTGCAAATATTAGTGTGCCATCAAATGTGTCACCTGTATCCTGCCTATATACAAACCCATCAAACCCACCATGTATAGGTATTACCTCTCCTGTTTCAACAGTTGTATCTGTGCAGTTTGGCTTTATACCTTTTAACTGTGAGAACTCAAATCCCGTTCCTTTAAGCACACAGATAACACCAATTGTAGCTGGCTCAGTTCCATCTTTGCTAAAGAATATTCTATACTGTGTTTTATCTGGTATAACTATAGATGTAAAAGAAGCAGAGTCTACTAAGTTTTCTTTAAATAAAGGCTGTACGTTAGAACTAATAGTACCAAGTTCCACGTCACCAATTCTTGCTGTACCAGCAATTGTTCTTAAACCATCTGGTCCTAAGAATATTAAGTCACCAGCAAATTCTTGAATGGTAAATCCATTAACACAACCAATGTCACGTGTAACTGCTGTAACTGCAAAATTTGAAGAACTCGTGCCTGTTAGTTTAAATATTCTGTTTTCGCAAAATACAAACAAATCATCACGGAAAACTTTAAGACCAGTTACAGTGTCATCAACTGAAAAGCTGCCAGCACCACTTCCACTACTAAAAGCATCCTCATCAAAAGGTTGGCTAAATACTACCTCTTGAGGTGTAGATGATTTACCAGCATAAAACATGTGGTTTTTAAAAGACACTACAAACTGAGAACCCGAAACAGAACTGTCACTTACATCTGTAGCAGCTAATGAAGTATTAAATACTACAGGTGCATTTGCACCATCTACCATTATTATTTTTTCGTTACCATCAAAGTTAAAACGCTCAAACTGATAACGACCTGCACCTGTTCTGCCTGTATCTCTTTCTGTAAATGATTCAGACACAATGTCTGTAGCAATATGTGCAGCAGCAGAGGTGCTACTTGTTGCACGTGTAACACCTGTAAAAGATGTTGCTGTTTTACCAGTGTATGTAAATATTTCAGAGTTTATTTGTATTGTGCCACTAGAACTAAATGCAGATGTATCTTTTGCATTAATAGTTCCAGAACCACTCATAGTTTCACTTGCAGATATTTTAAGCGTTAATGTTGTAGAGGCAGAACTAAATATTTTAGTACCTCTAGCTGCAAGTGTAAACTTGTTAAACAATGCTACCATTAGCACAGGTTCAGAAGTAGAAGATGTGAATGGTACAACTTGATTTATATGTTTTTTAAATCCATTTATTCTTTTGTAGCCACCTTCAATATCAGGTTCAAAGTTAGTTAACTCTAATGCCTGACCCGGTTGCATAATAAAGGTAGACCTGTTTAAAACAAGCCCACCTTCACAATTAAAAGAAAATGGTTGTGTTCCTGATTGGTCAGCCATTTAAGATACCCTTGGATTTATATTTGCACTTCCTGAGTATCCCTGTTGAGGTAAATAAGTAGACCTGACATACTGAAATTTATTTACAAGAAGAGTTTGCATATTTTTTATACCCTGCTCAAATCGTGAAAAGTTTATACCATACTGTTGTGTTTCTCCTCTATACTGGTATACAAATGCAGTTGCACCGTCTACTATTACAGGAGCAAATCTATCTGGTATGGTTGTTGTATCACTATGTACAGATAAATCAGATGGAAAAGTAAAATAATCAAATTTTATTGAATATTGTTTATCAGGAAAAGGATATAGTAAATAATTATTATCTAATGTTCGAGATACAAATATAGGTACTCCACCCTCTTCAAACTGTGCGACCTGTACGCCACTTGCGTGTGCTGCTGCTGTTGTGCTTTCTGCACCTCGTGTAACACCTGTTAGGTCATTACCTAGTATGCCCGTATAAGATACTACCTCATTACCTATATGTGCAGTTCCTGCAGTATCAAAACCTGTAGTAGATGTTAGTGTTAATGTAGTAACAGAATCAGAATGAGAGCCATTAAGAGTTGTGGTTACTATTTCATCTTCTTGCGTAATATAAGTATTAATATATTCGTTATAATCAATTTGACTTAATCTTCCCCCTGATACTCCTAAGTCTTCATCTTTTACAATTCTAAACGTGTTATAATCAACAGTTTTAGTTGATGCAGGTAAACTATATCTAACTGTACCAGCTACAAGTGTTTCTGTTTGTGTAGCATGGTTAAATGGATAATTAAATTCTCTTTGATTTATATATCTAATGGCTTCATTAACAGCATTCTTTGCTTGTGTTTGTACACCCCTAGCCGTAGAAAAAGTAGTAGATGTTAACTCTACCTCATTCAGATGGGTCAAAACTTTATTTACAAGTGTGAGGTATGATTCAGCCATTTATAATTTCTCTGATAAGAGTAAGAAGGGGCAAGTTGCCCTGCCCCCTCAACTTAGTTATGCGAGTGTGTCACGGTCAACTTCATCGGCAGTCATCGAGCCAATGTCGCTAACATCCAATAGGCTTGCGTAGACACGCAACTTACCTGCGGAAAAAGAAGCACCAGAACCAGCTAGTGTTACATCCAAAGTATCTGATGAAGTGATAACGATATCACCAGCAACAGTAGCACTAGGAGCGTAAGCACCATCAGATGCGCCATCAATATCAAAAGCTGCAACGTATTCATTATCATCAACAGCAGTTCCAAGGATAGCAGTAGCATCTGTTCCTGTGTTCATGGTAGCACTATTTACAACTTGAATACCAGCAGCAATAATTTTAGTATTGGCTGGAACAGTCAGTGCTTGAACAACATCACCGGGAGCAATACTATTAGCCGTTAGGTCAATAGTTTGTTGCACATAGTAAGGCTGTCTACCACGGGCAGAGTTTCCGTGTGCAGGAGCAAGAGTAGCAGTAATTGTAGCCATAGTTCAATCCTCCCTTACACTAGACAGAAACGAGCGTTAACAAGAGCCTCTGGACGAAGAATCTTACGTCCATAGAGATGCATACCACGAACAATGTCAGCGAAGCTGTCAGGGTCACGATATGTCTCTGTCTTGTTAATTTGCTCTGCAGTAGCAACGGCAGATGAATGTCCACCAACAATCACACCAAAGTTGGATGAGTTAGTACCACCAGTAGTGGCAGAACCTGTTCCAATCTCAGGAAGGTTGTTAGAAACATACACTTGGAAGCCGTGCAGGTTATTAACAACAAGTCCGTTGCGAAGTCCACCTGTTTCACCGTAATCTTGATTCAGAAGTTTTGAATCTTCATCTTTCAAGATTTCCATAAATACAGGATTAATTACTAGCCAACGTCCTTGAGTATCCACATTTTGCTGGTCTAGCTTACGAGCCATACGAGCAATAATCATGGTTGGGTTAGCATTGCCTGACCCCGGTACAGCAGATGCACCCGGTAAGCGTGGCTGAATACCAATACCATTGTTGGCAGAGCCACCAAAGTCATTAGCATCAACTTGCATTTCAGCCAGCAGTTCATTAGAACCTGCAGTAGAAACTGCTTTTGAACCGTTTACGGTTGTATTAGCAGTATCTGCTACACCATGAAGTGCAGACTGTTTAAAGCCACTCATGTAACCAAGAACATCTTGGTCAAACTGGTCAGCCAAACGATACGCAGCACGGTCACTTGCCAATTGCTGGAAGTTTACGTGGCTATGCGCCTCTTCAATGTCATCAACCTTAAACGCAAAGTAGTTAGCTTTGTCGATGGTAAGGTTGAAATCTTCATCATCAAGGTCTTGCGGTGTTATTGTTGTACCACGTGCATAAGCCTTGACGGTGATTTCGGGTTCTTTGATAATCTTAACGGAATCACCCATCTGTGCAATTTCACCAAAGTAATCATTATTGGTAATTGCTTCAGCAACAGCGGCCTTGCGGAAAGCAAGTTGCACCTGTTTGCTGTAGATAATAGGCGAAAAATTACCGTTAGGAAGATTACCGTACCCACTAGCGGTTGTAAACGCCATAGTACCATCTCCTTATTTAGGTAGTTTTTGTTTTAAACAGATACAAACTAAGGCTATTAGAGGCTGCGTTGCTTGGGTGTGACTGTACGGGTCAGGCCAAACTCTTCAGGTAATCCGTAAGACTGTGTGTTTGCATGGTTGAAGTGTGCATATTGCGCTACACGCACACTTCTTATTGACTATAGTTATATTCAATTTCAACTATTTGTCAACACTTTTTTCTTTCGGCACTTCAATTACATTCATATTCATGCTGAAAGACCTGCGTTCACCTTTTGTATAGAAAGGATATACGCAGTGAAACAGTTGTGCAGGAAAAATATAGAAGTCACCAACTTTAGGTTTAATTACAAAGTTAGTGCTGGTATAACCAGCAGCCGTTCCATAGGCAAACTGTATATGCCCATGAGAAGGATGGTGGTCTTTATAATCTTCTTCCCACTCTTTTTCTATTCCTTCTGGAAGTTTTAAATATCCAACACAAGATAATTTACAACCTGTGTGAATATGCAATGGATTATATTCATGTTCAAATTGTCTGACAAACCAAGCAGATGCTATTTGAATACCATAGTTAAAGTTTTCAAAGTCTATTTTACTTTTTCCAAAAGTATTTCTCTGTAGAGAGTACGATTGATATTGTAAAACAAATCTGCCAAAAGCCTCTTGTGCTTCCAATACTGTCTCATCATCAAAATATAATTCTTGAGAGACTTTACCTACTAATGTATCAGAACAATCTTTTAACTTATCAGATAATTTACTGTTAAGTTTTTCAACTAACTCATCAGGCATTTTAAAGTAGCCCATTGTAGGACCAAATGGAGCAAGAAACTCCATTTCGTTTTTAGGCTCATATATAATACTCATCGGGCTGAACCACTAATATCGTATATAAACTTACCACTACGAATAGCTTCCATTATCTCATCGGAATGCTTTTCATATTCTTGTGGCGACATTGCCTGAACCTGTGACTCTTTTAAATAAGTGGAAGATTCTTCTGTCTGAGGTGCGCTTCTTGAGCCTTTACCAGACACCGCTTCAGCCGCACCTTTAGTCTTCTTAGCTTTCTTTTCACTTGTTATACCTTTATCAACTTTGTACAAGTCAATTGCTCTAGCAGCAGACCTTGCATCATTATTGTTTTCATACAGTGCATCTTGCACCCATTTAGGTTGTTCTTCAGCCCACTGGTGAAAATCATCACTATCACGAATATCACCAAAATCAGGATGCAGTTTCATTAACTCTACTTCTGCTTTTTCTTGATAAGCAGATGCTTGCATTTCATCAATTGCTTTTATTCGCTCTTCAATAGCAGCAGACTGCTCTTTAGCTTTTTTCATAGCAATTGTTTCTACAATACCCGCAACGTCAGGATATTTATTTGCCCACTCTTCAATATCCTCATCAGATTTAGGCAACTTCATTTCTTTTTGTGCGGCAACAGAAAGCTGACTTTTTAAAGTTTCTATTTCTTTTTTAAATTCTTCAGCCTGTTTTTGCTGATGTCTACGCAAATCAGAATAACGCTTCTTAAATGTTTTTTCTTCTGCGTTTGTAGGTTCAGCTTCTTTTTCTTCTGGTTCTTCTGCTTCACCCTTTTGTTCTTTTAGCAGTTGCTCCAGTTCTTCTTCTTCTTTTTTAATTCGTTCCTCTTGCGAGTACGGTTTACTTGCAAAAGCAACCTTTTTTTCTGGTTGCATTTCTTCTGCCATGATAGCTTGTTCAGCCATTATTTTCTCCTTTGGGGCTAACCGTAGCCAGTGTTGG